ACGTAGAGCGTCTTCGGCCTGAACGTACCCGGAACCTTCCGGCCCTCATCATCCACCTCCCACTCACCCGGCATCTGCGCGTTGATCATGGTCGTCGCAGCGAACGACGACGAGGCGATACCATGCGGCATAAGGGTGGCCGCGAAGTTCAGCGCTCGCTGCATTCTCCGCATGCTCGCCGTGATGAACTCAGGATGGCGTACCTCGTGCATGGTGATACGCGGCCCAATCTTTAGCGTATCCTCGTTGGCATTCTCGCTGTTCATCGAGGACGTCAGCACCCGCAGCGTCGTCTCTTCAATGTCCCGATCATAGTAGGACACCTCGATATAGATCTTCCCGGCCTTCTGATAGCGAAAAATCCCAAGCTCGAGCTTCGTGGTCGGATCTTCATAGACTCCGAACGACTCTGGCTCCGGATGATCCACCCAAATCTGCCGTAGCGCGTCTTCGTACGTCTCCGCCTCGAGGAACGGGTCGGTCGTGATCGTATCCCCGGTCTCCTCATCAACCGACGTCTCCTGAACCAGCAGTCCGGATGGGATGTAGAGCCGGAACCCGGATCGATCCGCCCACAGAAGAGTGAATACCGCGTTCCGCAGTGCCTGATGAACCTTTCGATCATTCCACCAGGATGTCGAGAGTGCGTTCGCCTCATCCATCAAATCTTGCTCTTCCTTCGTTGGCTGCTCGTCCTTGCCAAGAGAGCGACGAGGAGTCCAGAAGAAGTTCGGCTCCTTGCCAACCACGCCGTCGCGTCGATTGCCAATAATCTCCAGCAGCGCATCGATGGAGAGGAAGATCCTCGAGAGCTCCGTCATGAACTCGATATACCCATCCTCGCCCGACCTCGGTCCCGGTCCAACATAGCCGACGCCCGACTGCCAATGGTCCCGATCTACCACGAACTTCCGATTCTCGAGATGGCTCGTCGAAAGCGGAGTCAGCCGACGAATCGCCTTAGGCTGCGTGATCGTGTCGAACGGTGTAGCCATGGTCTTCTCCTAAAGCGGCTGCGAGACTGTGGAAATGGTCGGCGGGATCGCCGGACGCTTGCCTCTCGGTAGTGCCTTGGCTAGCGCATATACGAACGCATCGCCATAATTCGTCGACCTGCCCAACCTAGCCTTGATGCCCCAGACGTTGTTCCCGATCTTCGGCTCCACCTCGATTTCCTTACCGTGAATCCGGTAGCGCGGCGCGGTGAGATCCCGGACCAGCTGCGGATGCGCTCGAGCAAGCTTCTCTGGAATGTGGATGCGCCCGAGCCGTAGCAACTCCCTCGCATTCCACCATGCCCACGACCGCGCATTCTTGAACCGGAAGAACGAGCCTTGCGGCTTAGTGTACATGGGATGCGTCGATCCTGAATTGAACGGACGCACCGGGATGTCCATTCCATGCAGCGCATCGACCGTCCCTGCGCCGAGCCCGACATTATCGACCAGCGCCCGCTCCGGGAGGATCGAGTTGTCGTGCATTACCTCCGCGAACTTCAGTGCCGACTCCGTCGTCGACAATCCTGGGTAGTGGTAGATACCAACCAGGCTAAATCCCGAGAAATGGATGAAGACTGACGGGTCGGCACCATACTGCCCAATATCCCCGCCGAGCTTCTGTTCCCCGAGCTCGGGTTCTACATCCTTCTGCGCTGCGTTGATCCACGTCCACTGGATCAGCTGCATTGGGTCCAGCGACACCCGCCAGTTGCCCTCGACAAACATCTGGTACTCGGCCTCTGGTAGCGACTTCAGAGATTCGAGATACTCCTCGGGCAGATGTGGGTTGTCGTGAATCGTCGCCGGCAGGTAGAACCGGGGTGGCTCTAGCTCGCCAGCTTCCCATGGATCATAGAATTCATCCTTGACCCAATTCTCTGACGGATTGCACGATCCTAGAATGAGCGGCGGCGGCGAGTCGTGATTCCGTGGTAGCTGCCAAGAGCCGGCCCGCTCGATTGCCTTGTTGAACGTCTTGAACTTCAGCTCATTCATCTCCTCGAGAGCGAATCCGTTGACCTCGAGGCCTCTCCATCGGTTAAGCTCCGGATCGTGCGTAGCCGATTCCGGGAAGAGCAGGATCTCCGATCCGTTGGTGCACTGAGCCGTCCATGTCGACTGATTAAACGGCCCACAGAATGTCGACGGTCTCAGCTTCTCGAAGATCGGCAGCGTGTTCCGCCGTAGCGTCGGTAGATCCTTCCTGGTAATCGCCCACCGGCTCTTCGGGTAGATCTTGCAGAGCATGAAGATAAGGGCGACGAGTACAAATGACTTGCCGCCCCGGATCGCCCCACCGTAGAGTAGCTGCCGATACTGCCCCGAGAACGTCGCATCGATGAACTGCTCCTGCTTCGGGGTTGCGTTGAAGAGGACGAGACTCATCCTAGAATCGGATCTCCTTCCCACCGATGATCATGACCTGCTGCTCCACTTCCTTCACTTGCTCTGTGTGCGTACCTACCGCAGCACGGATGAGCCTCGAGGCAGCGTTCATGAATGCGACCACATCCACCGGCCTCCAATCCGCCGGCATGATGACTACGGTCTCCCCGTCCTCTCCTCTAGTCTCGGTGCGGATGAGCGGATACTCCATCATCTCCTCCGCCTTCTCGATCATCCGCTCTCCTACGACGAACTCTCGCTCCCTAAGCTTCTTGAACCGGGATGCCCAAAGCCGAGCCTCCTTCGTCGTCTCTTCCTCTATCGCCTCCGCCTTGATTGCTTCCAGGTTTGCATCATACTCTCGAGCCCGTTCTACCCACCGATTCTGGCTACTCCACCCCACCCACTGGCGAGGTGCCGTTTTGGCGGTGCGTGTGCCAGGCTCGAGTCCCTTGGACATTTCGTATGCTCGATTGACCGATCGAGATAGACCAAGGTCCCGATAGATGCAAAATGCGGCATAGGCCTTCGAGCTCTCATTGGGGAGTCGATCCCATGGCAACGGCATATGACTGTGGCGCTCCTATGGAGTGCGTGCACGATCGGTGAGCATTCGGTTGAAGCCCTAAGTAAATGCGAAAGACCCCAACCGTCAAGGTTTGGGGTCCGCAGGGACCGTGCCGACCGGGGTGTTGTCCGCGCCGTTCCGCCACTCCTGGGATTCAGCGATTCATCCGGCGACGCCTACGCCTCATCGGTTCGTCCCGGATTACGCGGCGCCTCTTCTTTCGACGCAGATAATCCCATCCACCATGGACTTTGACATCCACAGGATCAACAATCTCGCCCACATTGCACATCTTCAAACAGGCCGGGCAGGGCAGATCGTCCGTGCATTGCGGATCGTCCGGTCCACAATACGAAGCCAAAACGAGGATTTTCATACTTCCGTCCACTCACCTCGGTTTAGAAATCCGTGGCGGCTCTCTTCTTCGCCAGTTCCCCGACGCCGCGTCATCAGAATCGACGGGGTGACTGTGATCGTTCGATCCTCGTGCTCGGTGATTTGATGGTTGGCTAGTCGCCCGATTCCCGCTCGAGGTAGATAGATCCACCAAGTACCCGGCGACTTCCAGTAGCAGATGCGATCGGTCTTGAGACCACGAGGCAGATCAACATCCGCTCCCACATCCTTGAGACGAATCGCTTGCTCGCTCATTGTCCATCCCGATCGTTGCTGATTCGATGTTCGATTCGAACACTCCCACCATCCCACCCATCCGCATAGTAGGATTTCCACCCGCGAACTCCATAATGATACTTGCCGATCGCATCAACCTTCCGCTCGAGCCGTTCGAACCCATCCTTGCTCTGCGGAGAATCACGATGAAGGAGATGCTTCGACAGCCATACGAAGATGAGAACCTGCAAGAATTCTGACTGCCAATTCTCGAACGTCGCGTTGAGGAAATCGACCGTCGATCCATCACTGGTCAATGCCTGCGCGAACCAGGAGAACAGGAACATCGCCATGAGCGTCAGCGACAGCCCATGGTCGTTCATCCAATCCCGGAACGTAGATTCTCGATTCGGATCTCTCACGGTCTGCTCCTCAGGACGTGGTAGGCGGGCCGGGGTTGCCAATCCGGAAAGGACAGGATTCCGAACCCTTGATCATCAGGCGTCAGCTGGAAGAAGTAGATTCGTTCGTATCCGCGTCGATTCTCGTCTCCGCTAATTACCTGCAGATAATTGTTCGCCTGAATCTCATCCGCCGACATTCCGGGGAATGGGACGGTGTTCGCATTGCTCGTTCCAATCTCCGTCGTCCAGATCGGGCCATCCCATCCTTCAACCCGCAGCACCTGCCATCTCGAGAGCGGCTCTCCATAGACATTATCGCCATAGATGTGAATAGCGAGGACATCGATTGGCGCAATCTCAACGAAGCATCGAGTAAAGTCTCGTACTCCCTCTCGGTTCCATGCAAGACCAGCACTGACAATCTGCACGCTCGGATCGAATGTCCGAATGGCCTTCACCGCGATCCTAGTTTGCTCTGCCCAATTCCTACCCTGTTGACAGGGATCGGCGCCTGGGTAAAGATTGAACGGAGTATTCGGATGGGGTGGATCAGTCTCCGCCCACCCATCCACCTCATTCCCCAACTGCACATACGGCACCGGGCCGAACTCATTGACGAAATCCCGGTAGCGCTGAGCCATACTGACGCCGATACTGTCCGGCGGTGCGAACGGATAAGCATAGACGAGCGGCAGCGTCTCGATGCCCGCCGCCTTGAATCTCGGGTACCACGCCCATTGGGTAGAATCGCTCCAGAACCACCAGCTAGCCCGAATATACGGAATGCGAAGCTCCTGCAGCGCCTCGAGCGTCACATCGACATATTCCGGAGTAGGAGGCTGAACGTTGATCGCGATCGTCGGCTCTGCCGCCGGCACCGGGATCTCAACCTCCGGTGGGTCCGTATTCGGCGGAGGCTGTCCCCCACCGCCCGACCGATCGCACCCCGCGACTAGCAGAAGTGCGATCATTCCCATCCGTCGAATCATCATGAGTCTATGCAGATTCCGGTTCCGGTGAACGGGCAGCGCGGAATGGATATACTTGCTCTGACCTCGTACGACGTCTCGCCAGAATCTCATCGATCTCGGTCATGGTAAGCGGCCGATGCTGCTCATCCGGCTCCACGTCATGCCGATACGGCCTCCATCCTCGGAAATTTCCCCAGTCCATGCTCTGGCCCATCGCCTTCGCAATATGCTCGAATGGAGAGAAATGTCCAGAGGAAAGAAGCCGATCATGCAGCGCGACATCCTCATCGATGCTGTTATGGCCATCAATTGTCGCGTAGGACGTCCGAGCGCACCGAGCCACTGCAACCTTCAGCAGTGTTCGGAAGTCCTCGGCCTCACCGCCATTTGTCGCATACTGCTGATTATGGTCCAGATCGACGAACGGCGCATGCCACATCATCGGAAAGAGCAACTGCGGGATGCTCTCCTTGTAGGCCTCGAGCATCTGGAATGCAAGTTCTTGGAATTCGGGCTGCGCATCCGGATGCGCTCGGAGCCGGAAGAAGTTGCCCCACTCGGTCGCCGTCACCAGAGTGAGCATGTGCATCCATGGCTCAAGCACCCGATTCGCAATCTGCTTGTGGACCCGGATGCTCATAAGCTGCTCGGCCGTCGCAATCGCCGCCTGAAGCCCATCGCGCCAGACCCTGCACGCAACCGCTCTTTCATCTCCCTCGAGCGGCGGGCCGGCCTGCATTCCCTTCTGCGCCGAGCCCCACTCCACCGGCATCGCCGGATTGTTGCGAATAGTGTCGATCATCTTCGCAACCGGGATCGCCCGGCTCGAGGCGGCGTTCCTCGAGAAAGCCCGATGAGTCATCAACTCCGAATGGATGAACCTCGGATAGGTCAGAAGGAACGTCGTGATCCGGTCACCAGTTGAATGGTTCTGGCTGTCGAGAAGGATTTGGACCTTAATCATCGGCCGGCCTCACTGTGGTCTCAAGTGGATTGATCCTCGATTTCGATGGCTCTCCATATCTGGCCAGACGGCGATCAATGGCGGCGCCAGATAGATGGGCAACATCGAGCTCGAGCATATAGTCATTACCGTTCATCCCGAACAGATGGACGAAGAGCTTCTCGGTTTGTTCTCGCAGATATGAAAACGCCGTCCGTTCGTCCCGATATCCCAATCCCCGAACCGGCGAACTCTTCTCTTGGTCAAGCAGCGTCGAGATTCGCTCGAATACCGCCATGATACTTCCACCCTGCACTCCGAGCATACCAGCAATCGCCGCCAGCTGCCCGGCCTGGATCGTCGTGCCGGGAACCTGCAAATTCCCGATGATTTCCCGCGCATGCTGATAAGAGCCAACTCCGACCAGCTGGACAAGCTGATTCAACTGATATTCCCGATCCTGCAACTCTCGAGCGCGATTCTGCAGATCGGCATTCGAGAATGTCCTCGGGTCCATATGCATGACGACTGCCAACTCCTGAACCACCCGCTCGAGCTCCGTGACTCTGGCCTGAAGTCTCGATTCCTCGAGATTGGGTCCAGCGAACGGCCCGGTATAGACCGTCTCCTCGCCGGGTCTCACCGTAGCCACATAATGCGGTTTGAATCGGTCTGCGATCATCTGGATGGCGATGCCCTCATCGTTCGTTCCCATATAGGACATCACCGCCTCCCGGAACCGCAGCGCCTCCCGGTACTCGAGCGTCCCATCTGGATCGTTCTCGATAGCCTCCGCGATCTCCTCGAGCTCGGCGTCGACATCCGGCAACGAACGAGAATCGAGAATCCCATCGAGCCGACCATGAATCTCGCGTGCCTTCGTCGCGTACCACTCACCCTTCGCGAGATCCTGGCCTTCATCATCCTTCTTCCCGGCCCGCGCATGATACTTGATCGAGTTGCCCACGCAGAAATAGTAGGCCATCAACGGATTCCAGGCCTCCAGAACCTTGATGACCTCGTACGTGGTATCGCCGCCGTAATGCTGCGGATGATTGACCATCTCCATTCGAACGGTCTCCTCTTGGTCAAGGTCTAAGCTAATATCCACCTCATACTCACCCTCATCGAACTCCCCATCATATCCCAAATTCTGGAGAATCTGGTCCGCAACATCTGGCCGCGACTCGATGAGACTTCGCAGTGTATCACAGGTATCGCAGATCTGAGTCACCGGCCGATCGCCAATAATCTCGAAATCCCGATGACACAAGAAGCATTCCATCTTCTGCACCCTCATTTTGAAGTACTCCCGCCCGGCCTCAGTTAGTCTAGCCACAATTCGCTCCTAGAAACAGGCATCCTCCCCGATATCGCATCGGGGAGGACCGCCGGCTAATCAGTCCCTCGGCGGAAACGGAACCTCGATCTCGACCAAGGTCCGCTTGGCACGCGTGCACGCGACGTACATGAGGTTGGTCTCCTGCTCGACCTGCCAATCCTGGCGAGCGAACCGGCTCGGCTGCCAGCGATTGCGACCATACCAGTAGACCCGGTTCCATTCCCGGCCCTTGGCCTTGTGGATCGTCGACAGCGTGATCCCGGCGGCGGGCGAATCCGCGAACACCTTCTCGATCTCAGTCCGGAGCGCCTGGATGCCGTCGTCGTCCGCAAGCGCCTCCATGAATACGAAAAGCGTCTCGATCTGGTCCGTCAGGTCCTGGAGCTTCGCCTCCTGCTTCTTCGCCAGCAGGCGCTCCGTCTGCGCCTCGAGATGGTCCTGGAGCTTGACCCGGAGTTCCGCGATCGTCGACACCGTCTTCCATCGGGCGGCGAGCCGCAGTAGTCCCTGCCCGATCTCCCGGCCCTCGACATGGCATGCGATCCGGCGACGGATGAGATGAAAGGCCAGCTCGACGAGCGGCTTGGTGTTCCGGCAGAGAATCGCGGAGTCCCGATCGAACATCTCGGCCGGCATCTTCTGGAAGTCCACATCCGCCATCCGCGTGACCTCGCCCTCAGGCGCCGTCTCGTGCGCCGTGATGTGGCTTACCCACTGGCGAGCGTGCCGGACGACCGCCTTCGGGCATCGGTAGGTAACCGTGAGCGGCATATCGACCGCGCCGAATTCCCGGCGGATCGTGTCGAGCGCGTCATTGTCCGCGCCGGTGAACCCGTAGATCGCCTGATGCGGATCGCCAACTGCGACCAGTCGGCCGGTCGGCTTGAGCGCCTTGCGCGCCAGCGTGCGGCGGGCCGGGTTCGTATCCTGCGCCTCGTCGATGAAGACGAAGTCGTTCTGCCACATCCGGACATCGTGCACGATCGGCGCGAAGATCATATCATCGAAGTCGATGACCTGGTAGTCGATCTCGATCGACCGGCGGAGGATCGCCTGCGCGAACTTGATGCCCTCGGTGACCGCATCCGCGCTCTCGACGTTCTCGAGCCGCTCCTCGAGATCGTAATGGGCGACGATGTCGAACCATGCGCCCATATCCTCGATGGACTGCAGAACCCCGAGCGCCCGCTGCTTCGCCAGCGATACGATCTGCCCGACGAACCCGCGATACTCGGTCGGGATCTCGGCGCCTTCCATGATGATCGCGACCTTGTTCTCGTCTATTTTGCAGCTTGGCGCGACTTTCTTCCATGCCCCGAGCCCGAGCGAATGGAACGTCTTGCTCGATACGCTCCGGATGCCAGCCTCGGTCAGCTTCGCGCCGAATTCGTCCGCGATCTTCTTGTTGAAGGAGAGGACGACCGTCGACGACCGGGGGAAGACCCTGGCGATGGTCTCGCAGCCCATGCGGAGCGTCGTGCTCTTGCCGGCGCCAGCGACCGCGACGACTAGCGCGGACCCGGTTCGGTATTCGAGATAGTCGAGGAAGTCGGCCTGCTGAGCGGATGGGCGGATCATGGATGGCTCCGGTAGATGATGGTGGATGCCGAATTCGTACGGAGAAAAAAAGCACAGATCGGCCCACTTCGCAAGTATCTCGAGTGGGCCGACCGGCTTACTTGAATGTGATCACCAGATCGACGGAGTCCGGGAACTTCCCATCCGGAAATCGATCCTTGGCGATATAGAACTTGTGCGGGCGTTCCACATTTGGTTCGGTGAAGACGACCGTACCCTTGGTCTCCTTCTCCTGCTCGAGCTTCATCTTGATTTGTCCCATCCGCCTCCTCGGTTAGAGCATCTGCGTGAATCGCTCCAGATCGCCGCCACATTCATTCCATTGTGCTACCAGCTGCGTCCGATAAGTCGCGCTTCCAGAGTAGGCCTTCGAGAATACCTGGTAGGCGACCATCGCCGTCTGTAAGCGCCAGGCATTCTGTGGGCTCGGGTGATCCCGATAATTCCGGAATCGCACGCCCATCGCCCTGCGGATCGAATCCTGGATTTCGTCCGCAGGGGACGGCCACGACTTGGCATTTGTAGCGGCGGGGACCACTAGTCCTTCACCTCCACGCGGGTAATCACGAAGACTTCACCCTCTGCGCCGTAATCAACATCCTCGTCCAAAGCCTCTTCTCCGCCCTCGTATGCCGCCAACGTCTCCGCCGTCCGCGCCCACCATTCAGAACCCGGAACCTCCTCCGTCCATCGCAGCTCCGGGACCGGGATCAGATTGCGAGGCGCCTCATCCTCGTCACCATCAAGGATGTCATCCAGGTACGTCTCCTTGAAATCCTTCTGCACCCACCTCTTCGCACCATCAAGAGTAGCGAATACTGGAGGCGCACTAAGCGCCTCCTCAAAATGGTCGCGAGCGGAGAGATCCATCGCCAGATCGAAATTGGCGGCGGTTAGGACGAAGACGATCAGCTTCGATTCACCAGTGTTCATGAGAGTTGTGCCTCCACGGCAGTTCGGAAGTCTTCCTGCTTCTGTGTGAGCTCGACATCCTGCCAGACCCCATCCACCCGAACGGCAACGATGTCGTGGGCATAGATCGAACCGGATTCCGTGTAGAATCCCTCAACCCGCGCCATACGCACATTACCATTGCGACTCTCCTCCATCGTCCCATACCATCCGTTGCGGAGCCGAATCCGCATCCCCTTCTTGATGTCGTTCGTCTTCATCGGGAATTCTCCCATCGGGCGATAATCGCTTCCAGATAACCCTCCGCCTCGACTTCGGTCCATCGAGCCACATCTCGCTCTGGAGAGATAATGAACGGCTGATCCTCGTCCGGCGTCTCGACTACGTAGTCGTTGTATCCGCCGCCCTGCCGGATCGGGATAATATGCGTCTCGAGATGCGTTTGAGCGGCTTCGCGGGTTGAAAACGGACCGATGAACACCGTGGCTAGGTCTTCGGAATGGATGAACCACATGGCAGGCCTCCGGTAGATGGTTAGAACAACGGGCGATGAACGAAATAACGCATCTTCCGACCAATCTCGCAAGTATGAAAATGGACGACCCTCGATTGCTCGAGGGTCGCCATTCGGCTAGGATGTTCCCGAGAGGGGACTCAGCGGTACTAGTCCGTCGCCTACTTCGCCGCAGCCGCAGGTCGCGTACGCTGCGCCGTCGTCTTCTTCGCCGGTGCGGCAGCCTTCGCCGGTGCCGGAGACTTCGCAGCCGCCCGACGTTCACCGCGCTTCATCATCCGCCAGCGCTTGGTGTCCTCGACCGTGTAGTTTACCTGGAAGAGATCCTGGACCTTGATCTCGCGCCGATCCTTGGTGTACTCACCGGTCTTCGGATCCTTACACCTGATGATAACCCGCTCCGGCTTGCCGTTCGACGTCACCGAGACGATACGCTCGACCTTATCCCACTTGGCCGGATCCTCCTCCTTCTTCTGCTTGAGGAGCTTCTTCACGTCGTTCTCGGACAGCGCCACCGGTTCCGCCTTCGCCCGAGGAGTACGAGTCGTCGCCGGCTTCGGTGCCGCCTCCTTCTTGGCAGCCGCCGGCTTGGTCGTCTTCGCTACACCATTCGGCTTCGTGGTCGCGGCAGCAGGCGCCGCCTCCTTCTTCGCGGCCGGCCGACGCTTGGTGCTCGTGGTCGACTCGGCGGCGATCTCCTTCTCCACCTGATTCGATTCCTTGTCGGCCATCTGCTTGAGCGACGGCTCATCGCCGGCCTCGATCCCCATGTCCGATGCGGCCTGCATCGCCGCCCGCACGTCATCGACCGTCAGTCCCGCCGACTTCAGATCCTGCCCGAGCACCGAAAGAGATGCCATCTTGACCTTCGGCGTTGCCGCATCCACCCGACCGACGATGGCCAGAATCCGTGCAGCTTGTTTGGTTGTGATCTTCGTCTCCGCCATTTGTTCTTCTCCAGATTGTAGATTGTGTGAGTTTGGCCATCCTACGTATCGAACTTCGCACCGCCGGAATAAAATCGCTCACTCTCCTTTGCGCAAGTCTTTCGATCAGAACTGATTCTCTGGCTTCTCATAATAGCGCTCCCAATAAGCGCACTCTTCCTTAAATGCCTGAATCTCCTCCGGGGTTTTGCAACCCTGCTGGATGGCCGCGCAATCCAGGCATTCTCCGCTGAACTCCCGGAATCCATGCTGGCACCGCCGCTCCTTGCGAGTTCTCATATCGACCTGAGAACCCGATCTAGCGCCCGCTTCTCCTGCCATCGACGTTCCGACTTCCCGATGAGCCAGAGCATCACCGCAAGGATCGCTCCAGCAAACACTATCGCAGCCGCCAGCATCCATGGATATCCCGAGAATACCCGGTGGAGCGAATACCCGGCCACCAATCCCGCCGCGATCACGAAATACCGCAATCGCCAGTGCCACTTAGACTCTTCCATCATGCCTCCTTGATCGACACAGGTTCGATGCCATTAAGCACATCCAACTTATTCTCGATCTCCATAAATACTTCCTCCAACTCCGGCGGCAGATCGACCATGCACCCGGCCGTCTCAGAGACTTTCATCAACAGATCGTAGAGCTCCCACCAACCCACATCATCTTTGCGACGCTCGACTTCCGTCAGCGCCTCCGATTGCGAATCAGACATATCAAATCTCCAAGGAATGAGAAGGCGGGCCGCGTAGCCCGCCCTCTCTATGGTTGGAATCAGACCTTGTGACCGCCCTCCCGGCGCTCCGTCGCCGCCCGCACAACCGGCATGGACCGGATCGGGATGACCTTGGGATCGGCATTCGCCTTGACGAGCGCCTTCTTGCAGACCTTGCTGCAGGTGCTGACCTGGAAGAGATCCTGAACCGCGATCTCTCGGGTATTCTTGCAGCCGGGATTCAGGCACTTGATCTCGACCCGCGTAGCCTGACCCTTGCCACCGGTCGCGACGACCCGGACGACCTTATGCCAGTGCTTCTCCTGGGTCTTGCCGAACGCGGCCTGGCTGATGGGCTTCGGGGTCTTCGTGCGCTTGCCACTCGGCTTGCCGTGCTGGTCCGCGAAGTTACCCTCGATGACCGCCTTATCGTGGCGCTCC